GAAGAAGTCTTGGCACATTTATTTGCTGGCACTAATGTAGGTGTCAAGCACTAAAGCATTGCAACAAAAAACCCCCTACCTTGCGGTGGGGGGCTTTTTGTTTTTGAAGCTTTATCCGTATACAACCTCACCTAGCACCGCAACTTGAAGAACTGCATCACCGCAAATAGCGTCATAGTTGTCGAAGTCAAATAGATCCATGCTTACTTGATTATTAGCAATAGGAAGAGCCTTGCCTAGTTCTTCAATTCCAATAATCTTTTCAGTTCTTTCTTCAGTTACTTCGTCAATAGCAACTAAACGAACCTTGCCGATCTTGTCCCAATCAGTGCCGTCCAAGTATTCAACTTCTTCCCAGTGGGTTCCGAAACTTTCAAAAGCAGAACCAAACACTGAAGACCATAATTCTTTTTCGTCTATTGTGATTGTGATTTCCATTTTGTTTTCTCCCTAGTGCGGTTTTTGTTTGGTTGTTTACCGCTAAGAAAATAGTAACCTACTTCCCTGCACTTTTGCAAGTCTTAGTGCCGTGTGTTTTAGGTAACAAAAAACCCCCTATCTCTAGGGGGTTCTTTGCCGTTAGGGGTTAGGAGGCAACCTGTAACAGTCTTGGCAATGCTTTCTCTTCTAAAGTTCTTGCGGTGTTTGGCATGATGATATTCCACAAGATCTCAGAATCAGACAAGGTGCGGAACTCTTTAGTAGTTCCAATGTATGTTTCTTCTGTAACAACTAATGCGGTGATATCTGTTGAACCTTCAATTAGTTCTTTCACCTTTACGGTTGTCTCAATGTGGAAGTAGTAAGTAGTTCCACCTGCAGTAATCGCTACTCCATAAGTTTTCATTTGCTTCTCCCTAGTTAGTTAGTTGATCGTTTGACCAACAGGGAAAGCATATAATACTTGTCTGCACTTTCGCAAGACATGTCATAGATTTTTTGTAGGCATATCAAAACATAGACATGATTGCTTGTCCTAGATTTTTCCTATGCTTGGTTTGTAAGTTACTTGATAAAGCTTATGAGTAACTTACTTGGAAGTAACAAGTTAGTTTGATGATCTTCTTTATAAGTCTAGATTAGAACTTGATAGTTCTATATAAGTAACTTCTATTAGAAAACTTTTTTATTTGTAAAAATATTTTTGTTAGAAAAATTTTTTGTAATCAAAAAAGATTTTTATTATTTATTATGTAAAGAAAAATAAATAATAAATAGATCATAGGCATGTATAGGCAGGTTATTGGATATTTTTTAGTCAAAAATGGGGGGTAAAAAATATGCGGAACCGCATGAAAAAATACCCCGGAACGATTTCAAAAAGTCCAAAAAACACCCCCTGTCTTCTCCGGGGTCAAAATCAAAATATGGAAAGGTTCATATTTTCGTCTCTGTCGTACAAGCTTTAGAGCCCTTCTTTAAATTCACCTTCTTTAGACTCCCGTACAATTACTTTCATGGCCAATCAACCAAAGCTTCCTGTAGACGAGATGCACTATCTCTCCACCCTCACTAGGGTTGAGATGGAGTCTCGCCTCCGTTCTCTTTGGAAAGCTGGCTGGTCTCTTGCAGTTATTGGAGCGTCTTTCTCTCCCCCTCGCCCCAAGACCACCATCCACTTCTGGGTTAAGCGAGCACAAGATCTAAAGCTCTCTCGACCTATCCCATCTCCTGCACCAAAGTCTTTGACGACTTCCGTGCCTACTAGAAATGCCCCTCGCCTTAGATCCATTTCTCCGGGCGTCCCTCCCGAGATAAGACCTCGTCTCAGGGAGTTGTCTGAGCTCTCTAAGCGCTACAGAGCTAAGACAAGGGAAGATAGCCCTCTTGCTCAAGCCAATCGTGAGTTGACCTACTTAGCTCAGCAGTTAAGAGCTCGTGGAGTCCCTACAGCCGCTATAGCAGAGGCTGCAGGAGTTACCTACCGTGCTATGGCAAGGCGCCTAAGCCAGTGATTAGAAGCTATAAGACAAAGAACGGTACTTATAGCGAGAAAGATCTTGCTGTAATTGTTTGGAAGAACCCTAAGAAGACCAAGCGCCCTCAGTCGCGCCAGCTTGAGACTATGACTAGCCCTAACTCTCGCTATCCAATGGCTTTTCCACTTAAGAGTCTTACTAAAAGCACTGCTTTTAAAGCAGCTAAGCAAGTTAAAAGCTCCGAAGAGTTCTTTGTAGAGATAGAAAATACTTCTAGGAATACTCCAGTGTTGCTGGACTTGCCTCTAGCTACTGTTACTCTTGGTTGGATCGATTTTTATGTTCCAGAAGAATTCATAGAAGAGGATTTAAAGTCTTGAGAGCAGTTTCAGATGTTTTTCCAGCAGTAGTTTGGCTTGCCCCACCAAACTCCATAGGTCTTGACGAGTTAAAAATCCCTGGTCCCTGCCCTGAAGGAACTCGCAAGGTTGATAGAGTCCGCGTTGTGCTTTTAGGAGATATCATTTTGATAGCACAGGACACCCCAGAAGGGCCTAAACTAGTTTTTAAGGAAAAATACCTATATAGACATGTTGAAGATAAGAACCAAGCAGTTTTAACAGACTCTGGCAAGGTTATAGCCTTCAAAAAAGATTCCAGCTGCGGCTGTGGGTCGCGTCTTAGAGGTTGGAATCCTTACGGGCAGAATAGTTCTGTCTACTCGAGTCAGGATCCAACAGAATGAAAGATATAACACTTTTACAGTTTGTAATTTTAGGTCTTGCAACCTATAGAGTTACTCGTCTCTTCACTAGGGACATGATTACTGGGTCTTTAAGAAACGCCTTTTGGAAGAAGTTTCCACCAGAGTCTTCATATATTGGCTATCTCTCCACTTGTGAGTGGTGCTTCAGCTTTTGGATTGCTGCGGCATTCGTTGGAGCCTTCCTAATCATTCCATCAGTAACCTCTATCATTGCTATAATTTATGCTGTATCAGCTGTAGCTGGTTTGTTGACTGCGTATGAAGATAAGTAAGACTTCATGCTCCGTTGGAAGATGACAAGGAGTTCTCATGGGTATATTCACTAACAACACCCCAGAACAGTCATCTCCTCAACCTCAAACACCAAAAAGCAAAAGAACTAAATCAACTTTTTCTCGTTCTACACAAGTAGTTCAAGTTCAGCCATCTAATTCAGGCATTACTTCCGTTTTTACTAACACAGCTAAATCAGTTTCTTACTCTGCACCTAGATCTCTTACAGCTGCAGCAGCACAGATAAAAATAAATGACAAAGGTGAATTCGAACAATTTAGAATTCGTCGTGCTGCAGGTTCGTCAGCATGGCAAGCCGAAGCTTGGGAATACTACGATGCAATCGGTGAAATCAAATACGCATTTAACTTAGTTGCTTCTGTTGTTTCACGCATTCGTATTTATGCAGCAGCCATTGATGATCCATCTGAGCAACCAACATCTGTTAGAAACTCAGCTATAGTTGATCAAAGACTTGCAAATGCAGCAGAGCGTGCTTTAGAAAGACTAAACTCAGCATATGGTGGACAAGCAGGACTTCTTAAAGATGCAGCACTTAACTTGGCTGTCGCAGGAGAATGTTACTTGGTTCAAATGCCAGCTCGCCCAGGAAATAACCTTCCTGAGTCTTGGGATATTCGTTCTGTTGATGAAGTAACTGCAGATGTTCGTGGCGGATTTAATGTTATTGGCCGCCGTGAACAAGCAACTTCTTCACAAGGCGCTACTGCAAATACAAAATTAGGTAAGAATGCATTTATCGGACGCATCTGGCGTTCACACCCACGCTTTTCAGATGAAGCAGACTCTTCACTTCGTGGTTTGCTAGATCTCTGCGCCGAACTACTTCTACTGAATAGGACATTCCGTGCGACTGCTCGCTCTCGTCTCAATGCTGGTGCGCTTTATCTACCTGATGGTCTTTCCGTCGCGTCGCAAGGCGATGCAGACTACCCCTACGATTCTGAGGATGGTATCGGCGCAGGATTTACTGCTGAGGAAGCGGAAGATGAATTCGAAGAACAACTAATGGATGCGATGACTACTCCAATTCGTGATGAGGAGTCAGCATCAGCAGTTGTTCCACTTATTATTCGCGGTCCAGCAGAGCTTGGTGATCGTATCAAGCAATTTAAGTTTGAGCGTTCATTTGATCCTGCATTGGCTCAGCGTGCAGATCGTGTTCTAGAAAGAATCCTTCAGGGTCTTGATGTACCAAAGGATGTAGTCACTGGTCTTGCCAATGTCAAGTACTCGAACGCTCTCCAAATTGACGAATCTCTATATAAGGCACACATCGAGCCTCTTATGTTGCTCATTGCAGATGCTTTGACTGTTGTTTATCTTCGTCCGTATCTTATTGCAACAGGTTTCGAAGAGTCACAAGTAAATCGCATTGTTGTTTGGTATGACCCATCAGCAATTGCAACTCGCAATGACCGTGCAGCAGATGCAGATGCAGGATATGACCGCATGGCAGTCTCTGCAGATACATGGCGTCGTGCTCATGGCTTCTCAGATCAAGATGCACCTACTCCAACAGAAGTTGCAGTTCGACTTCTACAAGAAAAGGGCGCTATCACACCAGAATTTACAGAAGCAATGCTCGGAGCTATTGCACCAGAGGTGATTAACAAGATCCGTGGTGCACAGCAAGCAGCTTCAGTTGCTCCACTACCTCCAGAAGTAGAACAAGCACTTCAGCAAGCAGCTCAAGGCGCTGAGGAAGCAGGTATTGCTTCAGAAACACCAACAGAGGAGGCTCAGCAATAAATGGCTGAAGAAACTTGCCCTCCAGCAACACAAGACATTGCACTAAATCTTAAAAATCGCAAGAACGCAATCGATACAGCAATGTATGGACCATTAAATCCTGCAGAACCAAATGAAGAATATTGGACTGCACTTGGTTCTGAGTGGGGTGTTGATTCCGAAACTGCTAAGAAGCAAACTTGTGGAAACTGTGCTGTGTTTATTCAAACACCAGAAATGCTTTCTTGTATCGAGAGTGGTTTAACAGATAACGCAGACGAGTTTGATTCAATTGATGCAGCTGGTGAGCTTGGATACTGCGAAGCCTTTGATTTTAAGTGCGCTAGTGCTCGTACTTGCCGCGCTTGGGTTGCTGGCGGTCCTGTAACAGCTGCAGCAAAGAAAAAGCGTACTATTTCCCAAACTCCAGCTCCAAAGAAAGATCGCATCAAGGGATCAAGCAAAAATAAAAAAGGTTCTGCATCTGGATCCCGCAAAATTAATTTTTCAGCATCAGTAGAAAAGTCACTTCGTGAAAAAGTAGAGACACACAACAAAAAAGCATCGAAAGGCCGTCGTGCAACTCTAGGAATGCTAAAAGCTGTATATCGTCGTGGTGCAGGAGCGTATTCCGTTTCTCACAGACCAGGAATGACTCGCAATCAATGGGCAATGGGTCGAGTTAATGCATTCTTGCGTCTTCTTAAATCTGGAAAGCCATCAAACTCAGCGTATGTAACTGATAACGACTTACTTCCATCAGGACATCCTCGTTCAACAAAGAAATCAAACTCTGTGACCGCTGCAGCTGGCTTAGTTCCAGAAGAAAGCGATCTAGCAGAAGCGCTGATCGAGATTGCGGACAAATATGGAAAGTTCAATGAAGATGCCACAGGAATCTGGGCAGGATATACACCACCAGCAGAAAATGATGTCAAAGGAATCGGAGTCAAGTGTTCTTCATGTGTTTTATACATGGGTAACGGCTCGTGCAGAATCATCGACATGGAAGTCGAAGACGAAGGT